TCTTGATACCAATGTTCTTGATTCCTGACATTTTTGGCTTGCGTCCTGAGTCTGGTTTGGGGGCGGGTGCATTTGACATGCGGCATGTCTTCATACAACTCTACCCACGGCGTCCTTAAATACACTTCCTCATCAATCTGGCTGATAAAAGCACGCTGGTAAATGTTGTCGCCAAGCCCTTGCATCCCGTGGATAATCACGGTCTTTCTTCCCAGTATCCGTTAAACACCACCGTTGCCGTTTGGTTGCCGACATTGGTTAGGACATAGTAGTAAGTACCAGGTCCAACGCCACGCTCACTTGATGCGCCAGACAAGCTGCTACCTTTGTTTCCTGCTGGGACACGAACCAAATCAATCAACGTGCCACCAGTATGTGCGCCATCATAGTCAAGCGTAACCTGATTAGTAATCACTGGCGTAACAGTCATCGTGCTTTTTCTAAAGACTGGCATAGCAGTCCAAGGACCCTCAGCCGTGCCGCCAACTCTTAACTGCATTTCAATAGTAGCGTCTTCCGTTGAAATAGAGGTCTCGAACAGAACAATGTTGATTGGCACAGTGGCTCGAATTGTCACCGTAGCCAAAGACGCAATCGTAAGCTTCTGAAACGTCCTAAACTCACGACCAGCAAAGAACCCAGTCTGGGCGACATCGACTCTCAACCTGGCGTATGGACCATCACCATCGGTCATCAGCTTCACAGGTGGATATGCCTCCACACGCTCAGCCCATGTGTCATCGCCACGGTCAACAAGCAGCTTTGCAATGTCCTGCCAAAACCGCCACTTTATGTCTGCCATAACGCATCCTCAAGCGACATGCGCTTAAATGTTTTCAACGCCGTCACACGACTGGCATTCACAATCTCATTGTGACCGTACCGCTCAGCAACTCTAGCAAAGACCTTCATGCCAGAGTTGCGTCTTCCCTGCATTGCCCAAGTGCTTTGGATGGTCGCCATGCCAGTGCGACTTGTCGTTGGTGTGCTGGCAATCGTAGCCCAGCATCACCACACGCTTCGCCCCACCCACAAACGCTGCCACCATCGCAGCAGCGCCTGAGTTGCCATAGTTCAACGCTTCCTGCACGCACAACACATCATCGCCTCGGTTAACCCGTATTGGCAGACAGCAGCTTGCCTCTAAAAACCGAGTTTTACGTCCTTAATGTAACGTTTTCCACCAATCCACATCCAAAGCAAACAACGCATCAGCCCAAGGCGCAAGCTGATACGTTGTGTTCACCACAATCACTCCGCACGGCGTGGTCTGCCCCTGCGCTTCTCGCCAGTCTCGGACTCGCTCTGCGTCTGCGGCGGTAAGGCTAGGACCACTGGCGATGCAGACGACTGTTCCATCCTGCCAGCAGCCTCGTAAGGGCGTTCACGCACCACCTTTGTCTCGTACATCTCTGCAACTCCACGCTCCAAGTAAAAGCGTGCCTTGTGGTCTGGCATGTCATAGACTTCGCCATTCACGAGCCTGCCCAACTTATCGTCAAGCAGCGTCTTTTTGGACTTGATTGCAATTTTCATAATAATCCCGTATATTTTGGTTACTGCTTCTCCTGGCGGTAACTCCATCAAGGTAGGTTGTCAGCCATGCCTTGTTCAACCCCCACTACGAAAATAGTGGGGGTTTTTTTCACTTAGGCGCTGAAGCTACCGTACAGAATGGCGCTCGGACGCTCAACACCGAGACCCAAACGCTCTTCGGCACGGATCGTGACCAAGTTCTGCGTAAAGTCGGTGTTGACATAGCCCATCTCGATGGTCGAACCCTGGCGCACATAAAGAGCGCAAGAAGCATCAACAGCACCAATCAGGAACTTGCCAGCATCCATGTTGTTGCTCAAAACGATACGCACGCCAAACGGGTTGGCATTGCCCATCGTGCCAGGCAACCCGTACAGATAGGCGCCAGTGCCAGCACCTTCACGGGTGCGCTCCATTGCGCCCCAGTCAGCGGGGTTGACAATCACAACGTCAGGCATGTTGCCAGTCGCCCACAGTGCATATTTCGCACGGTTGATGGCATCAACAAGCAAGTCCCCGCTCGTGGCAGTGTATGCAGTGAAGTTGCCGCTGTCGGTCAGACCGGACAGGTTGGGGGACGTGCCATTGCCTTTCAGGAGCTGAAGGTCAATACGCTGAGCCAGACCGTCACGCAGACGGGTGTCAATGTAAGCCATGACAGCAGGAGCGTCAGCAAGCAACTGGTTGGACACTTTGATCCAGTGAGCAACGGTCGTGATTGGCACGTTGTACTGTTCAAAAGTGATGTCGGACTCAGGCTTAGCAGCACCTTGGCTAACTTCAGCAGCATCGTTCGTCCATGAGGCTTCACGCAAGCTGTTAACCATGTTGGTGGTCACAGGGATTGCACGGAACAGTTCACGAATCGTGAGCGGCAGGAAATTGCCAGGGATAATGCCAGGACGCTGGTCAGGAAACACAGTGGTCGAACCGGAAGTCACGGTGTTCTTGACTTCGATACGAGCACGCTGCACGTTGCCAGCGATAAGCTGCTTGAACTGCTCGGACTTAATGAACTCAGCACCAGCAGATTCAGCCGCAGCGGGGGAGCCGGACTTCATGCTGTCGATTTTCTGAGCCACTTCGGTCTGAACTTCGTCAAACTGCTTGGCAAGCTTCTGCACTTGCTGCTTGGTTTCCTCAAAGGCTTTGCCGTGGAGCTGAATTTCTTCAGCGTGCTTAGCCATAGAGTACTTCGATTTGCGAAGAGTAGTTTGTCCTGAACGGACTTCATGCCATCATCGATGGCTTTGATAAGGTCTTGACTCATTTTGATTCCTTTAGGGTGAGAAATTTAAAAGCGAGGGCAACTTCCTCTGGTGAGAGTTGTTTGACCTCTGGCACTTCAACTACTGGTTGCTCTTCATCCGGCTCACCCAGATTCAGGCGCTTGCAACGCTCAACAAACCACGTTGCATTGCTTTTCGACCATCCAGACTCTCTCAGGATAGCTTCCAATTCTTTGTAACTGCCGCACTCATCGATGGTGCTCTTGATGTCACCAATCTGTGCAGCCAAATCCGCTGGCGTTTCCACGACACTAATCTCCACAAGGTCAATGTCATACAAGTCCATGCCGCCCTTCTCGTTTTGCATTCCCTTGATGACTCGATAGCCAATAGACAGACCGGAGATGGCTCCGTGCATGAGCGATGCGTACACATCCTCAGCCTTGCTGTGGTTTGGCGTCAACTCGCCTTCAACCAGAAGACCTTTGCCGTCCTCCTCGATGCGAGTCCACTTGCCAATCACTTCACCGTAGTGGTTCCAGCGCATTTGCACAGGACGATTGCGGTTTTCAAGTGTCGTCTTGTACGCACCAGGATAGATGGTGTCGCCATAAGCATCTACGCCATTGAAGACAGATGCGTATCCAGAGAACACGCCCTTCTTGCCTTCATAGAACTTGACGCTTGTCTGTTCAAGGTTGAGTAGTTTGTGCTGCATTTTGCACTCCTTCATCATTTGTGTCGGTGTCGTCTTCAACGTCTTCAACAACATCGACCATCACTTCTTGTCCGAGCTTGTCTATCGTTGTCATGTTGACCTGAGACAAGAGCTTGTCGCCGCCATCGACTTTCGCCCAGCCTTCCATCTCACGCACTTCGTTAGGCGTGAGAATTGTGCCAGCAACAGCAGTGCGATAGCCTTCCAAGCGAGTCTTCATGTCAGAGCGCAACAGCCCATCAAAATCGAACTCAAACTCGTATTCTTCCGCTTCGTCTGGCGCAAACAAGTTGGCAGACACAGACGCCTCAATGCGCTCAAGGTACGGGCGCAAGTTAAGCTTGTAAAAGCCGCTCACAATCTGCTCGATACCAGAACCCCAAGCAGTTGAGCCACTTGTGTCGTTCACCAACACGCTAGGTACGCCAAACCAGCGACAAATCTCTTCAAGCTGGAACCGCCTGGAGGACAACAACTCGATGTCCTGCGGCGACATGCTGATGGCGTCAAACTTCATGCCCATCTCAAGCACGAGCAGGCGAGTGTCGTCACCAGTTGTCAGCGTGGCAAAGTTTTCACGGATGGCTGCACGCTGCTCTTTGGTCAGCAGCTTGTCTACGCTCAAAACACCGGAGCGTTTGCCGCCGTTTGTATAAACGCTCGTGACGGTTTGCTCAGCGGCTTGAGCCACACCAATGATATTCCTCGCAAATGCAAGCGGAGACTTTCCGATGATGCCGTTGCCGTTAAGCTTGACGTGCCAGATGGACTTGTCTGAGTAGACAGTGACGTTGCCGTCTTCGGTGTAGGTGTAGATGACGCTTCCATCATTCATCAACCTCACTTCCATCTGAGACGCCATGAGCGGAGTCATGCTGCGAATCTCGCCACGCATCCTCTCAATCCTTGCGTAGGCGTTGCCATGCAAGGTAAGGTTGAGCATCATCGTCTCAAAGAACTCGACACGAGTCTGGTGGCGGTTCATCTTGCGTGCCGCCATCTTTGCCAACCAGTGTGTTGGGTCAGACACTCGACCATTTGGTGTTTTACGGTACACATGCACTGGCAAACTCGCCACCGTCTCAGACAACAGCCTCACACAAGCCCAAACTGCGGACACTTGCATGGCAGTGTCTTCGGTCACAGGCACTGCACTTTCTACTGCGTACGCCCCAGGCGTCTCGTATTGAATACCAGCATTGCGAGATGTGCCTGTGCCACCTCTAAGTGCCGACCAAAGATTTTCCCAGTATGTCAGATTCATATAATTAGCGGACTCGATAGGTAATCTGAAAATGCTTCGGAGTCATCCTCGGCGCTATTTGCAATCGCTCGTCCAAGTGCCATGATTAATGCCACAACACCGTCAATTTTGTTCTCCGGTCGCTCTTTTCGAGGATAGATGTTGTCTTTATTGTCTACATGGCAAACAACGTTAGAAATCATCCAGCCAAGCACGGGGTCGCCATTATGGTGAATCCGTTTTTGCAGTACCAGAGCCTCCAGTTGCTTCATTGGTTCACTAAAATTCAGCACCGTTGGTCTCATTTCCACCATTGGCAACCCTTGTCCAATCATCCTTGTGGACAATTGTGTCGCCTGAAACGGGTCATACGGCACTTCCAGTACTTCAAATCGAGAGCAATCGTTAATCAAATCGTCTTCAATAACCGAGAAATCAATCACTGCACCTTCAGTTACGTTCAATAATCCAAGCGATTCCCACCCTTGATACTGTGAATTATCGCCTCTGTCAACGGTTTCTCTCGGTAAATAATATTGCCCGAAGCAATAATAGTGTGATTTTCCATTAATTTCACGCTCAAAAAGCACAATTTTTGCTGCAATATCCACTTTTGATGCCAAATCTAGCGAAACAAACGCCTTTTCGCCCTCAAACTGGCTAATTTCCAACGATGGGTCAGCACATTTGTCCCAAGCACGCATATCCATCCAAATGGTGTCAGCATTAACCCATTCGTTAATATGTTTGGTACGAAAGTTACTCGATGCGCTCGGCATCGACATCGCTTTGGCTTGAAGCGGCAATAATACGTCCGGCATGACCGAAACGCCCCAATTTGGGTTCGCTTTGATGAGTGCAGGCTCCGTTGTCCAGTCATCCGTCTCATCTAGCCCGAAAATTATCCCAAACTGGGACTCATCTTGCGCTGCATGAGTAAGAATCTTGACCACAAAACCACGCACTTCATAGCAAATACCAGCCCGATTCGTGCCAGCAGTGGTAATCACCCACAATAATGACTGGTCACGCTTACCGATTGAGGTCTCCACCACGTCATAAACAGCACGGGTTTTATGGGCATGAAGCTCGTCAATACACGCAAAGTGCATATTCAGACCATCCAGCGTGCTGCCTTCAGCACTAAGTGCCTCAAATTTTGATGCAGTCTTCAGCACGTTGATGTTATGAGCGTTCACTTCCACTCCAAAATGGGTCTTCAAGCCAGGCGTGCGCCTCGCCATCTGCTGTGCGTCACCAAACACAATCTTTGCTTGGTCTCTTGTCGTGGCAAACGAGTAAACTTCAGCACCTCCCTCCCCATCAGCGCATAACATGTACAGCCCAATTGCAGACGACAAGGCTGACTTCCCGTTTCCTCTTGGCACTTCAATGTACACTCGCCGAAATCTACGTTTCCCATCACGATTCACCCATCCAAAAACTGTTGTGATGATAAACACCTGCCAAGGCTCTAGCACAATCGGCGTGCCTGCCTTCGGACCCTTGATGTGAGGGAGCAACTCAATAAAACGGCACGGTTTGCTGCCAACTGCACCATCAAATCGGTACTGAGCGTCTTTGCCAGCATATTTTTTCAGGTCATCAACCTGGCGCTGGCACGCCTCACGCACAAAACGAGCAGCAGGAATCTTGCCTGCTAGTACATCCTTGCAGTATTGATTCGCAATCGCAACGTAATCACGCTTCATTTGCTAACTTTTCCCACGGGTCATCAGCCTTCTGCTCTTCGTCCATCACAATCTTGCTGCGTGACGATGGCGTAAAGCCAAGCTCAGTCGCCAGTCTCAACATAATCAGCGAGTACTTCTTGAGTTCAGTCGAGTGGGGAGACGGCATCATCACGCCGTTCGGGGTGGTAATCACTAGCCCAGTCTCACGAACAGCCAGTACAGACTGACGCCACATGTCCTCAGCCACCACATAGTTCGCCAGTGTTGCTTGGTCGAGAATCTTGAGCATCCCCTTCGGCACATTCTCAACGTAGTACTTCCAAGTCTGGACTTGTTCAGGCGACAAGAATGCAGGCGGGTCGCCAATCTCTTTCTTGATGACGGGTTCACGTTTGTTGGTTCGGTCTTTCCGTGCAGTACCTTCCAAAACCTTCACCGCAGTCGGTTTTCTTGGTCGCCCAGCGCCCATTTAAGCCTCTTAATAAGAATTTTCTATGGTTATAGCACATTATATTAGATTTCCCTATCAATAATTTTGACTACGCATAAAAAGCTGCAGATACGCGGTCTCAGGGCATGGCTAAGTTTCACTTTAGTACC